GTGTTGCCTACTTTAATGTAGGTGTCTTTCGGGATATGCCCTTGACGCACCCATGCTCTGATTGTCGAAACCGACACAGAGAAGTGCTTGGACAAATCTTCGATTGGTACAAAAGGTCCAGTCATTATTTTTTCCTCACAGATATGATATATTCAGAATCCACATTCAGCCCCTTGGGAACTACATCTGGATTTTCTTCAAGGAAGGCTTTCACATTCGTCTGGTTAAGACGCTTTTCCAGAAACTCAGGCACGTTATGCTCCATGACAAAATGGTGCATAGCCTCCCAGTCGCTAGTCCAGTAACGTGTTTTAACGGAACGATAGAAAAGACCTTCTGAAGTCTTTACACTGTCAACTCCCTGCTCTTTGCAGAAGTCGAGTAGTGCGGCTTTAACCTTATCCAGTTGTTGGTTAAGGTCATCTTCTTTTTTCTTGAACTCCGCAGAGACACGAGCCTTCTCATCACGGATTTTCAAGTACACTCTGGTCAGCTTTTGAGCCAACCCATCGTCTACCTCACTCATAATGTTCTCCTTTTCGCACGACAAAAGTGTCGGGATGTTCACTCTACTGGTGAACTTTGAGTTAGTCAAGCATTTCTTTGTAAAGATCAATCATTCTTGTGTGTACATCTATTCTATTGTCTAATAGTGCGTAAACACGTTTCTCTACCTTGGAACCTTGGAGCTGCACGACGGTACACTTATGGTCTTGTCCTGACCTGTGAACACGAGCGTTTGCTTGGGCGTAAGTCTCTAACGAACTGGTCGGCCCCCACCATACGACTGTGTTTGCGGCTGTTAACGTAACACCATGTGCCGCTGACTGCGGCTGGATGACAAGCACCTTTGGGTCATCTTCTTTCTGGAACTGTCGAAATATCTCGGTTCGCTTCGGTGCGGGTACATCGCCCCTGATAACTTCGGTGGTAACCCCATCAGCGCGTAGCTTCTGAGTAAGGATGTCGATGGTGTGTTTGAACGGCACGAACACCAAGACCTTCTTGGAACTCTCGTCGATCACCTCGCGTAACACTTTGTAACGGTGCTTGATGTCGAACTCCAGACTTTCTCCGCCATCGGTATAGACCGCACCAGAAGATATTTGCAGGAGTTTGCTCATGTTGATTGCTGCGTTTGCTGCCGTGACCTCTTCCCCTGCCGCCTGTAAAACAAGTTTATCCTTGAGTTGCTTGTAGTATTTGGCTTGCTGTCGGGTCAATTCGACTTCGCGTTTGGTGTAGACCATCTCGGGTAGGTCGAGACATTCTTCCTTCGTGAAACGAATTGCAGGTTGTAGCACTCGGTAAACGGTATCGGTTGCATCCTCTTTGGGTTGCCACTTAAACTGTGTAATCTTACGCATAACTTGGTCACGCCATGAACCAAAGAACCTCGGTACCGCAGTCGGGTTGACTAGCTTGGCGATACCATACGCATCCAAGGGGGATTGAGCCGCAGGGGTACCTGTCATCATCCAGAGCCAAGTGTCTTCGGTTAACAGTTTATTCAGTGTCTTCCATCGCTTGGTCTGTGCGTTCTTATAATGTGTGGCTTCATCGACAATGATGCAGTCGAACCCACCGTTGGCAATCTCATCAGCTACAATCTCCACACCATCATAATTGATGATGACGTAATCAGAGCCTTGGTTGATAATCTTCTTGCGCTTTTCTTTGGAACCGTAGGCCACATCGACGGTGCGGTGCATCGCAAATGAAAACAAGTCATTGCGCCACGCGCTGTCCATGATCGAGAGGGGGCAGATAACTAACACACGTCTGACCTTACCCTGCTTCATCAGGAAGTCGGATGCCCAGATTGCAGATGCAGTCTTGCCAGTACCCTGTTCGTTGAAACAGAACGATCGGCGGTTCATTGTAAGGAAAGACGCTGTAACACGTTGGTGTGTATATGGCTTATACTGCCCGGGCCAATCGTACTTACCCTCAATGGGTGATGGCACGTTTTTTATGTTTAGCTTCTTTAGGGTGTGCGCCTCATCAACACCCCACTTAACTGCCACCTGATTGTCAGGAAGTTCCCTGCTGTTTGGTATAACAGTTGTAACCTTATTAGGGTTTTTTAGACGCAACAGTAACGCCTTGTTCTCAAGTATTCTCACAGTGTTCTCCATCGCAACGCCACAGTGTTAGTGGCGTGATTTTGTTAGTGGCGCACTAACTCTTTTTCTTGCCCTTGCTCAACGCGCCACCTGCCGCACGGTTTTTCTTGCGGCTTTGCACCCGAACGCCATCCTTATTCGTACCCCCACGAGATAGCGGCTTCTTGTGCGCTACATCCTTACCCTCACGTTTATCGGCTTTGCCATTCTTGTTGGCATCTTTACCTGTCTTGTCCATCTTACGCCGTGCACGTTGCCGCTCCATACGGTCAGCGTGTTCTCCGCGCTTCTTTTGCTGTTCGTACTCTTTCTTGTACGGACGTGGTTTGTTTTTGTATGGCATCAGTGTCCTCCGTTGTGGACGCAGACGGTTACAGGACAATGCCTTTTACACAGTCCGCTCGGTTTAGGGTTCCAAACATCATTATCAGACGCGGCTTTCATCTGTTCGTACTTGGAAAGCCACTTCTCCCACAGCTTCGGCTTATCGAAATCGGCATAGCTGTCCTTGACCAAAGCGTTACTAACGACAAACACTAGCCCTGCTCTGACTTTCTTTACATCTGGAAAGTGTGCGAACACAGTAAGAGCCATCAGTTCTAACTGTCCTTTATCGGCGTACTTCGCACTCTTACCAGTCTTGTAGTCGATGACCCATGCGGTTTCTGCTAACACGTCAATGATTAACAAGTCAGCGATACCTCTGAACCAGACATCCTTGGAATAAAAGTCACACGGTCTAAGGTCTTCGGTTACGCCCATCTTCCGTTCGCATAACTTCACACCACGCTTGGCCTTCAGAGACTCCAACACTGGCAGGGCATACTCAAACTTCTTAGGGAGTGGCACGTCTTCGCCCATGAAATCTTCGGCGGCTTTGTGAAACTCACTGCCGTAACGGATGGCTTCCGTCTCGACAAAGGGATACTCCTTGAGAATTTTCTCGTGGTAAAACTGTTTCGGGCATTGTTCAAATGCCTTGATTTTACTAAACGACCACGGTGCAACGCTCATTCACAATCCCCATACGATTTTCCAGTTCCACTTTCGCAGTTGATGGGTAGACCGTCAGCCCAGTCGGGCGTCCACCTCATGCACTGTTCTACATATGCTTGTGCTTCTTCGACTTCTTCGTCACGAACACAGGCCACAATCGAATCGTGCACGGTTAACACAACGCGGTATCTCTTAGCAATTTGTAACATCTGCTCACCAATAATGCAACGCGCTATCGCTTGGCAGACATTCTCTGTCACCTTTCCACCATATATTCTGGTGCGTCCTCGACGTGTCTTATAACTATACTCCAGACCCCTCTCGCCTTGTTCTGCTGATAAGTCGTCATAGCGCACTAGCAAACCTGATGGCAGGACAATACCGCTGTCTGACCCAGATACTTTGAGGACACCCTTTCGACCTACCTGATAACTGTCGCCGTTCACCATATGCCGAACCATGTTCTGGCAGTCGCGCCATAGTTGGTTAATTTTCCAGTTGGCTTCACGGTAGATGTTTATGATCCGACGGGCCTCGTCGAGTTCTACTTCTTGTCCAAACGTGTTTAGCTGTGCTTGGAATTTGAGTGCGCCCATACCGTAACCTGCACCGAGAATAGTAGTCTTGCCCACAAACCGTTGGTCTTTGGTGACTTCCTCTTCGGCAACACCATAGATGCGTGATGCCATCTTTACATACACATCCTCACCATTAGAGAACGCGTTGGTCAGGTCATCTTGTTCGGCAAGCCACGCAAGAACACGCGCTTCGATCTGCGCACTGTCAGCGTCAATGAGTGTGTACCCATCAGGTGCCATGATGCTACGCTTTAACTTCTTACCATTCGGCCCTCGACTTGGTAGGTTCTGAAGATTGATTTTATCATCCCCACCCCATCGCCCAGTGTGCGCGGCGTAGTATCGGACAGGAACAGGCAGGGTGCCTCGTTTACCTATGTCGATGAACCGCTGAGTCCGTGTCTCTTCAAGTGTGCTCTTTGTTCCGAGCCTCGCCGCTACCACAGCTTGCACTCTGTCATCTTCGTGGTCAGCCAATGCCTTGAACGCCTCGTCCGACTTGGCAAATGCAAACGCTTCTTTGCCAGTGGTAAGGCTTATCTTTGTCGGCGGGGTCACACCCAAACCTTGCAATACTTCTGCAAACTTAGGGTTAGACATGAGGTCTTCTTTGGATACACCCGCCGCTTCAAGCAGTTGGTCTTTCCGCTCTCGCGTATCTTCAAGGTGTTGTTCTAGCAATCCAATGTCGAGGTCTAGCACAGGGTCGATGAACATCCGCAGAGTACAGTCAATCAACCTTAGTTCAGTCTTCGGAAATCCTTTTTTGAGGAATATATTGAAGAGTTTGTAGGTGAGTTCGACATCGTTGACACAGTAGTCACCGTATCTGTCGAGGTCGGCTTCACCGAAATCGTTTCTTCGCTTTCCGAGGGCGTTGATGACTTCCGTGCCTTTCTCTCCAATGCGATACCTTTCAGTAAGCGCCCTGAGACTTCCGCCGACTTCCACCCCATGTAGAGCGCGGGCGATACACAGAGTATCGGTAAACACGCGAGGATGAATATCAAACTGCCAAGCAAGAATAGCCCCATCAAACATGGTGTTATGAGCAAGAACCATAGAGTTCGCCCAATCGAATGTCTGTAAATACGTTTTGATTTGTTCATGTGTGCCACTCGCCCATTCAGTCGGTTCGTTGTTGACCTTCACACCAATACCAATCACCTCAAAGCGAGGGTCGCGTATGTATTCCTCAGTCGTTAACTTCGACAGGGAATAATCCCTGTCGTAGTATGTTTCAAAGTCTAGTGTTATCAAGTCCATCAGCGTATATCCTCTTCTCGCAAGCACTCGTAGGCGATACCTGCGTATGCCATTAGATCAACATAGTGGTCACGCTTTGTCCGACTGACTTTCATACGAGACAACTTGGTAGCCACCTGCACCATCACAATGTCATATGCGGTAAGTTCTTTACCTGTAATGAGTGCGGCAATATCGGCTATCAGTTTGTGGTTGTCGTATGGGTCACCATAATCGGCATTGCGATCCCCACCAGTGAGTTCGATTGCTTCGCTAAGAAGATTTAGCCTTTCCCCCGAGGAACGCTTTGATGCGCTCCCAGAGGCTTGGTGCTTTTTTGCGGTGCTTCTCGCTTCCTCCTCGAAAACTTCTTTTGGTGTGCCGATCTTCTTCATTAGTTTGTAGACGTAGCCATATGACACGCCTGTCGCCTTGGCGACTTCGGCAGGGGTAGCGAGTTTGTTTTTAACAAGATATGCCCAGACCTTTTCGGCCTTCGGTGATGTTTTATTAGCCATGATAGTTCTCCTAAAAGTTTGGCTCGTACAATACGCCCTGCTTCAACAAGGCTTCACAGTGCTTAAACTCAGTACGGATAAGTTCAGCACGAGGGTCGTCATCCCACTCTGCGTCCGATAGTTCACGCCGTAACGTCTTATATCGTGTGGATACACAGGTGAGACGAGGATCACTCTTTCGCGGATCGGGCTTTTCGGTTTGCATACCAAATCCCCCACTTAAAGAAGTACCGCATCGGTGACCATTTCGGTGCTAACAAGTAAGCAGTCTCACAGTGCAGAGCAATGTGCCGCCATTCCTGTTTTGTTTTCTCTTTCTTCATGCCGCATCCTCGTTGGGCATGATGTCTCGAACCAGACGCTTCATACGTTTGGTACGGAAAAACCCCTCGTATCGTGGGTGCTTCACCATGAACAGGCGAGAGAAAAGTGCAATGAAATCGTTTGAGATTTTGTAGTCGTCACCTGTAGTGACAACGGACGTTTCCCATCTAACGCGGTTGGCGATTAACCACCCACTAAGACGTTGGTGTCCGCGATTGACAGCTTCAAAGGTAAACCGCTCGAACAGCGGAAAGAAGTCAGGATTGTCTTTATGCCACCGATACCATCTGCGCCCTAACGCGCTCTCTTGCATCAGTTCATAAAACTCCCCCTCAGTTTCAGTAAGTTCTAAGACCATAGTCGTTCTCCATTTTTGCAGTGCCTAAACAGGTGAGCCTTCAACATCAAAGTTAAATTCCATCTGCCGTGGATCGCGGTTTTGACCGCCAACATAGATCAGCACGTCATCTATGTTGTCTTCGTTGATGACAAGACTTATGCCACCGTTCTTTTTTATATCAGATAAATTCTTTTCTTGCAAGGCTGTGGGTTTGTTTTTACCTGCCTTACATTCGATACCGAAAAATGCGCCATTGTGACATCCGATGATGTCAGGCACACCACTCTTACCGTACCCGCCAGTGACAGGATAAAAGTAATACGCCCCTAACGTCTTTAGGTGCTCTACTACCTTTTTCTTAACCTTGGCTTCTGGTGTCATCGCCATTCGCGTCTCCTTTATGTTTGAATGTGTCTACAACCGTTCCGCTACACGACGAGCATTTACGAGTTAGTATGCGTTCACCGTCTTTGTATTCTTCCTGCGCCAAGTGAAGCAAAGCCATACACCAAGGACACATGTTGTCATCTAGTCTCTTTTGAATTTCGCCACGGTTGTCAGTCATCTCTCCCCCTCGGAACTGGTATCGGTTTGTTTGGTGAGGGGCGGCGAACCGCCCCTCGTGTTAGTGCCGCACTAACATCTACACTTGGTAGACCCAGTAAGTGTTGGCATCTATTCGTCTACCAACACCTTCGACTGATTTGGTTGGCTTGTCCAATCCAGTCATCATTAACAAAGCGATCTTCTCCTGCATCCACAGAGGAAGAGCATCTACTGAATGGTAGTCGCCCTCCGCTTCGCTGTCAACGCTATCCATGCCAATACATGCCACAGCGATAGTATCCGTGTTCGGACATATGTAAACACGATATATTTTGTCATCAGGTGGTATTTGCTGAGCGTTATCGCACAACATAGAACATGCCCTCACCCGCACGATAACCC